CGAGCGTGAATGGCTGAGAACACAGCAGCGCCCTGCTCAATCAGCGCTTGCGTTGTGCCCACAGGTGCTTGGCTCGTCACGTCAGCGATCTTCTCTTCAGCCGTGGTCACGACGCCCTTAGCAGCGTCTGTGAGCCAACCAAGCAGTTGAAACAGCACGGCAGATGGCTGATTGAACGGCATCGGCATGGCGATCTTTCTTACATCGTCTACGCCGGGTGCGCCTTCGATCTCCGTAACCTGAGTCGGCTCAACGACGATAGACTGCCCTGAGACTTTTCCGCCCTTGAGCTTGAGCATCGTGGGGGCGTTGTTAATGTGCGCAGAGTCAAGTAGAGCACGCAGAGCACCAGTAAGAGCGGCAGATAAGCCGCCAATAAGATGAGGCAAACCGACAGCATACGCACCTCGCCAAGGAATGAATTTAAACTCAACGATCCAGTCGAGCTTTGACATCAACGCGTCGCCGTCTTCCCAGTTGCGGTACAGACCCACGACTTCAGACGACAGCTCGTCAATCATTAAGATGTAAGGCGCACGCTCGCCCTTAGACTTCTTGTCGTCTTCAAGCTCCATCCAAGTGTAGATATGAAACACGCGACGAATGCCGTCAATGTTCTCTTGCTCTGACTTGCGACCCTCGATCTTGTTGTTTGCTTTCTCAGGCTTTGACTCTTCAGGCTCTTGGCTTGCGCGATAGATGTCCAAGTCAATGTAAAGCCCGCTTGACACGCGAGCCTCAAAGTCCTCTTGCGTGATGTCGTTGACCTCGGTCACACGACTCGCGGTGTAGAAGTTCGCCGCGGCAAAAGGCAGGTACACGTTATCGATCGGCAGGAACTCAGCGCAGGGGCGGCGCTTGCTCTCGTCGTACCAAATCTTCATGTACTGGCTTCCGCCAAGCGGTAGCTGAGTAAGAAGTTGCTCCTCCTCGTCGCGGTACTCTTCGATCTTCTCAGTCAACTGATAGTTCATGTAATCGCGCTTGCGCTCAGCAATCGCAGTCTTCTGCTCAGTCACTTCGCCTAGAATCTTTGAGCGCACGGGACCGTCAGGCGGGAAGAGCTCCTTGATTGCTCGCGCAGCAAAATCGACACAACCCTCGGCCATGATCGGATGCACGACCTTTGATGCGCCCATGAACGAAGCACCGCCCGGCGCGTCTTGCCCGAGCCCCGTTCTGCGCAAGCCCTCTTCGTACTGCTTATCTCGCCCCTCACGCGCTGACTTGTCTTTATCAACGAGCTCAAGATACTTGAGCGCAATGCCTGAGAGATCATACGAGTCGATGACGTCAGCGAGGTTCTCGTAGAAGTCAGGCGACTCGTCAGGGCCAAGCGTATCGTCTTCTAAGCGCACGATGGCTGAGCCGTCTTCTTGCTCTTCAACGTCAGCCTGATCGAACAGATCAACCTCTGCGGTGTCGGCAAACTCATCGTCACCCTGCGCCTGCGGCGGCACGAAGCGATTAAACTCTTGCGGGATGGGATATTCAGTAGCCATTATTTAGCCTTTGTGTTAATTCGTGACGCATTGCGTCGATGGATACTTTGCCGCCTGCTTTGTAACCAAGTGACTTTAATAGTTTTTCGTCAATGATTCCCATGTAAGGTTTCATTTGCATGGCGCGAATATCAGTAGTTCGAGGTGATGTCACATCAGGGATTTTTCTTTCTGCCGCAACTTTTGGCAATAATTCAAAAACACTTCTTGGTTGATCAATAATTCCAACGCCTTCTCCGGGTACGCCGTGGGGATATGAAACATGACCTGATTTAGTGATAATAGGGCGATCAGCAAAAATTTTACCCACATTCATAATGTTAGTTTCTGGAGCATTAACTTGGCGTGGATCGGCAACTGCAAGTCTAGCTTGACCAATATTCAATCCGCCTCTGTCACGAAAATCAACGTCCATCATTTGTTTGAGTGCTTTGCGTGTTGCGTCTGGCAACTCACGATACTGATCAATACTTTCTGGGCTATCAATGCCTTTCCAATCTGGTACGAGCTTCTTGATCTGCTTATCCAAAGATTTTTTTGCGCCTTTTCCCATATTTGATTCGGCATAAGACAGCATTGTTTCGCCAGTCATATGAGCGAAATCGCCACCTGTTGGTGCCATTCGCCAAGGCATATATAACGGATCTTTTCCTGTTATCTCTTTCATAGCATTTGCTTGCATCATTAACTGACGCACAGGATGTTCGCCTGATGCCCAAACCTGACCGGGATTCTCAAACATGTAGTCTTGCCCGCCTTGCAGGTTAATTGGGCGCTTGAGTACTACATCATTAACACCTGTTAGTGTTCCGCCAGCCGCTGTTCTATCAGCCATACTAGTAATAAAAGGATAACCTTCAAAATCAACTAATGAAACTTTTGGCACATCAAGCACGCCGCGTGGTTCAATCGTAGTAGTTGTGGCATTGATGCGTTTTTGCTCTTTAACTCGCGGGTCAAAACGTGGGTCAAATTCTTTTGAGCCAATATGTGTTGTCTTTGATGAGGGCGTCACATCCTTAATTGACAGCCCCGGCTGCGGGATCGCACCCGAAGCGTGAAGCTCGCGCACCATGTCATCGACCTTTGTTGCAAAGGGGGCGGCGGCTTTAGCTCCAGCGCCGAGCAGCTTTGTGGCACCGCTGACGACAGGCGCCGCAAACTGCGCAACGTCAAGCACTCGCGGGTCAAGCATCGGCTCTCTGCTTGTAGTCAAATTGCGCCAATCCTTGCTGATGAGACCGCGTACGGGATTCTCTTTGTCTGTCTCGCGTACCGTGCCCGTGTAGTCTTGTAGGGCTGTGCCTGCACTTTTGAGTGGCGCAGCCAAGATCATATTGCCCAAGTAATTATGTACAGGGTGCGACTCAGCGATAGGCTCAAGCGCCTCACTCATGAATCTGCCCGCCTTGTCCATGTACCCGCCTGCCGTGCCGATAAAGTCTTGAATTGGGCTGCGCGGCGTGGCTTGCATGACGGGACTAGTCGGGTGCTGTTGTTGCGCAAGCTCGAACTTCATGCGATCGAGATCTGATTGGCTGACCTCGCCGCCCTCGTCGAAGTGACGCACAGCACCGCCATGCGCAAACGGTGCAGCGCCTAAGTTCACGTTGACAGGTCTGCCGTCAGCACCGATGAAAGCGTTACCAACTCTGCTAGGCAAAGTCTCTAAGCCGCCCATCTGGGCTGTATCTTTTGCCAGCGTCCATAGTTTTTCAGGCGTGTTCATGTCAGCGTAGTCAGACGTTGGGCGAGTAATTTTAGGCAAATCGTTAGTGAACTTGTAGTTGTCCGTTGCGATCAGATTGCCGTTAGCATCTTTGTTGTACGCAAAACGACCAAGCGTGCTGCGAATTGCCGCATCGTCAGTTAAATCCATGTCGCGGCGAAGCCCTGTGTCGCCGCCGGGGTAGTGCTGGTAGCCCACAGTCTGGTCAATCTTCTGTGAAGGACCTTTCTGCATGATTGCCATAAGCTCTTTGTCTGATGCGCCAGACGCAAAAGCCTTCTTTACATCGTTGTCAAACACCCGTGCGTTGGTTATCTCGCGATCCTTGCGGCTACTCATAACGGCGTTGCGCATCTGATCAAGCTCTGACGGCGTAAAGTTCTTTTCAGTGATCGGCGTGCGATCGCCCATCAACGTCTCACCAAACGTGCGCAAGTGTGCAGGCACTACGTTCCTGTATACGCTGTTTAGGAACCCTCCGTCTTCCATGTGCACAGCGCCGCCCCCGCGATAGCTAGAGTCATTCATCAGCGCATAACGCATCGCATCAGCGTCTTGGATCGTGTAATCGAGTGGATTAGGCGGCATAAGGATTCTCGCGTCGGATACGTCGATCCTCGTCATACTCATCATCATAATGCACAACTGGATCGATTTCAATGAAGTTCATGTCGCGCAGCACCCTGAGCGCCTGCGAAAGGGCATCGCAGTAGTCGTCGTGCTTAGCGTTGGGGAAGGAGCAGACTTGCGTGACAAAGGGGTTGAGCCATTTGCGGGGTTTGCCGGGGCGGTCTTCGGACTCTGGCAGATAGACGCGCCCACGCATGATGAGCGGGGCGACTAAGTTCAGGCGCATGGTCTTGTCGGCTCTGCCGGGGTTGTAGCTGCGCACGGGCAGGTTGGCGCGTTGCAGGTCTTGGATCAGCGAGATGCCAGCGCTCTTGTCTTCGATCAGGATCAGGTCGACCTTCTTGCCGTTGCCAAACTCGTTTTCGTCGCCGTAGATACTGGTCGCCTCTTCGATCACCTTGGGGCGCAAGTCAGGGTAGAGCATATGCTCTGACCAAGCGTCGATCACCATCGCGCTCATGGGCTTGTCGGGGCTGGGTCGAAACACGCCAAGCACCACGCACGCTGTCGGATCGTTCGATGTCTTGTCGCTTGTGGCGCAATCGTAGCTCTGAACGACGTACTCAAACTGCGGCAGGGGGCGGTCAGATGGCCAGAGCTTGAACCAAGACTCTGAGACGATACCGCCCTCGAGCTCGCTGATCAGCTCAGCGTAAAGCTCTTGACGACCGAGCTGCGTGCCCTCGAACTGGCTGAGTTCATCGATGAATGACTTGGCGAGGTTGTCAGCATTCTCGAAAGTTGAGCCTGTCGTCATAATCGTTGAGCTCTCGTCGTCTTCAGCCTCGTCCACCAATTGGCGCACCAAGTCAATGGGCTTAGGAGTCGTGGTCACGATCACCTTAGGATTCTGCCCGAGCCGAAGACCGAACTTCATCATCGACCACGCCTCGTCGGGATACTGCCACGCTGCAGCCTCGTCGCACCAAACGATGTGGTGCTGCGGCCCACGCAAGCGCGACGGCTCTTCAGCCGAGAACCCACGAATGATGCTGCCGTTCTTGAGCGTGACCTCAAGCAGTGATTTGTTGTAGCCGGATATGATTGAAGGCGGCAGAATCGCCATGAGCCCAGACTCGCCCTCTAAACACACAGCACGCACGTCGTTTGTCGTGGGGGCGATGATCCCGCAGCGGGTGTTTGCGTTTGTGGCTGCGTACCAGCCGAGCGCTTGGGCGCCAGTCTTAGTCTTGCCCCAGCCGCGACCCGCCAAGATCAACCAAGTTGTCCACCAGTCGCCGTCGGGCATGATTTGCTTGGGGCGTGCTGTCTCGAACCAGCTCTCGCGCCAATCGAGCATGATGAGCTCTTCGAGCGTTAGCGCTGCCTCAGTGATTTCTTCGAGGCTAGCAAACTCACTCATTTTTTATCTTTAGCGCGTCGAGCAGCGAACTTCTCAATCAGAGCGACGCGCATCTCAACGGGACCGCCTCCGTCGCCGACGTGTTCTGTGCGAGCCAATTTGGGGATGTGATACTCGCTGACTGCGAGCAGCGAGTCCATCGCCACTTTAGGGCCGTGTTTCGGGTCATTGGCGATGTCTTCGAGCCAACCCTGCATCTTATCTACGTTGTTCTCAACAAGCAGCGCAAACGCCTCTCTAGCGCGTCCTGTTGCTTTGTTGGGCACGCCTTTCATGCGACCAAGTCCTGCACGAGGCGGTTTCGGTCTTGCAGAAGTTTTCAGTACTTTGCTATCGTCCATTCTTAAATTGTATCAAAAGCACAACAAAAACAAAATATTTAAAATATTTGCAAATAATCGTTTACAACGTGTTTTTTTGTGTTATCGTTTGTCTGTCGTACAAATCAACCTGATCTAATCAAACTGAGGACATACATCATGAGAAACTGGAACATCACCTCTTTCGAACACGCTACTGAGATTGCTGCTGTTGAGACCGCCGCTACTGGTAAGCTACACATTGCTTGCGATTATGGCTCGCACTGCTCGCCACGTTACTACACGATTAAAGTACCTGCTGTCGGCGATCTCGTCAGCTACGCTTTTAACGGCGATTACTACCCGTGCGGCTCTATCACTTCAGTCAGCAAGACTCTTAAAAAGATCACGACTAGCGACGGTCAAGTCTTTTATCGTCGTCGTCAAACTGGCTGTTGGAAAATGAATGGCGTCTGGTCTTTAGTTGGCGGTCACATCGAGCGTCAAAATCCTGAATTTTAATAAATTATTCAATCAACTCGCTACGGCGAGTTAAAGGACACACATTATGCAAATCACAATCACATTCATTGACAGCAAAGGCAACATTCAGCGCGAGCAATATGACTCAATCTATGATCGCTCAGCTCGTGCGTTGATCAGACAGCTTCATCAACTTGGCTTAGAGTTTCAAATTCAAGAAAAGCATTGATCACTAAAAATCTAATTACACCAACCCTCAGAAATGAGGGTTTTTTGTATACATTTTGTTTGTAAAGCAAAACTATGTGGTATTCTGGTATTCATCTTTTTTCATGTAGTATTTAGACTGCGATTTATAATACTACATGGGGGCTTCAGACCCATGTAGTATCGTGTATTTCACTTAAGAGATACCACATGCTCGATACCACATGAAAATAAAGAATTATTTAGTGAAAATAGTGTCATGTGGTATCATGTGGTATTGAGCACATTCTCATACATCGTGAGACTTTGTGAAAATTGTACGGTGCGAATTAGCTCTTTTTACGATCTCCTCAGGAAACGGCAAATCAATCATCGAGATCAGCTTTTGACGCGCCATGCCCTTAATAAAATCGAGCGCATTGCCTTTGCCCATAGGCAATAAATCGACTAATTCGTTCATCGTTCTATACTCGCTTGGTTGTAACGAATCTAACTCAGCAAGCACCAAGCCCTCATACTTCGCTTTTTCTAACTGCTTCGCAGCAGCTTCGCCGCGCTTTTTGTCTTGCTCTTTCTGCTCTTTTAATGCTTTTTTACCGCCCGTCTCAATCGCTACGGGGTGACCATGAATCAGGGTTTCTTCAACAGGGTTGCCCAACATGTCAAAAGTCTGAATCTTATTCACAACTGCTTCAAATTTAATCCCATCAACTTTAGATACAAAACGATGCTTAGCGTCTTTGATCTCCATCCAGCGAGTACCGTCGTCTTCTTTGATCAAATAAATAACTTGATTCGCGTCTGCTTCCCAAGCGCCTGCGCCGCGAGCGCTGAAATCAGCGACATCAGCGCGTTTGAGCGCTTTTGAGATGTGACCCACAATACCCATCGGCATGCCATGAAACCGCTGTTTAAGCACTGCTAGAGCGCGTCCTACGACACTGTTGTCACTCTCATTCTCTAAATCAATCGTCGAGCTGCTCGTATCAAAGACCGGCCACGGCACTGCCATGTGTACTTCGCCTGTCACTGAGCTCACATTTTCAGTCAACATCGTCAAATAAGTCTCAGCGACTTTAACAATCTCAGCGACTGGAAGGCGCTTCGCATCGACGATCTTGAAGTAAGTGTGTATCTCTTCTTGACTTGCGCCACCCAAATGCCCTGACTCTTGCATTGAGCGCAGAATATTGATGACTTGAGCGCTGTCTTCTGTGATGTAGATGATTTTGCGTCTCAGTAGCGGCTTCAACGGGTCATCAGCATCACACAGGTGCGCAATCCTGCACGCGAGCGGCACAAGCTGTGTCGTCTTTCCCGCTGCAGCAGCGCCTGCAATCAGAGTCAAGCCCATGCCAATGATGCCATCTAAAATAAACTCTCTCGGCTTCATATTCGTTAAGTCAAAGTTAACGAATTGAGCAAGAGGGTGAATGTAATCCTCTTTCTTATTGAGTAACATTTTCGCAGCGTCAGCGCCGAGTGCTGTGTCGCGTGCGACATCAAAGTCAGACTCATAGCGTGATACAGAGCGACTAATTTGTCTGATTTCTGAAGCGGGCAATGGGGTTGAGCATCGATTGTCATTTGTAGCGATCAATGCCGCTAATATCTCAGGCTCTGTCATGCCTAAGCGCCTAAGAGACCCCGCGATTGCTGTCAAGCCAGCGTTGCGATTGCCTTCGATCAATGAACTATTTTGTGCATTATCGATGACTTTACGAACAGAAAGCGCTGCGAGCCACGCCTCTGGTATCTGAAACGGCGCCACGCCCTCAAATGGATCGCTCGATGCTTCCCAGTCATACTGTCGCCCGTTGATCGTTGAGGGGCTCGCTAAAAAGTATCGCCCGTTAGAGAGTAGATCAATCCCGTCACGCAACTTGCAGCTCTTGATGCTGTCTCTGTAGACGCTGATATAGTGCTGACCACCGCCTGCAGTCAGCTGATACGCGCCGTCGGGTGCTGCGCCATGCTCGCTGAGCCATGTATCCCAACTCGTGTCACCGCCGTTGCGAGGGTCAATATCAAACACAACGATGTTGCTGATTGCGCCTGCAGCGATTCCGATGTTGAACTCTGGGTTCTGCTGCCACCATGCTTTGATTTGCTCAAGATTTGTAGTCGCGTCGTGAACGCCGTGCGCGGTGGCGGGTATTTTCTCGTTTGGCACAACTGGCAACACATGCCAACCCCAAGACGCATACGCGAGCGCAGCGTCTAATTTGCTTTGAACAGCCATGTCGCTGTGCCTCATTTTGAGTTTTCTAAGTACTGCACAAGACGTGTGATTGCGTCAAAACTCGGGTTCTTGTTCGTGCCGTTTTTGATAGACAGAACAGTGTTGTAGTGCAGACCTGTTGCGTCTGCAACTTTCGTTGTGATGCGATCTTGTAGATACTCTTTTATTTGCTCTAATGTCAACATTTTTACACCTTATTTAAATAAATTACATTTCGCTGTTGACATATTAAATCATACTGTGCAATAATTCAACCAATCGCTTAACAGATTGTCTGATCAGCGAGATTTAAACATAGGAGAGCCAACAATGGCTATCAACTTGAAGTCTACAGCCGATCTATCGGCAAATGGCGTGAAAGCGCTAGTGTATGGGCAGGCAGGCGCGGGTAAAACTACGCTTGCTGCGACGATGCCGTATCCTGTCATTCTAAGCGCAGAGGGCGGTCTTCTGTCAATCAAAGACGCAGATATTGCGTATCTCGAGATCAGCACAATGGCTGACCTATGGGAAGCGTATGACTGGCTCACTAACGGCGGCGGTCAAGAGTATCAGTCTGTTGTGCTTGACTCAATCAGCGAGATTGCTGAAGTTGTGTTGAACACTGAGAAAAAGACGAACAAAGATCCGCGAGCTGCTTATGGAGCCATGCAAGAGCAGATGGCTGACATCATTCGCGCTTTTCGTGATCTGCCGCATCGAAACGTGTTGATGACCGCTAAGGTTGAAAAGACGCAAGACGAGATGGGTCGCGTGTTGTATTCGCCGAGTATGCCGGGCAACAAGACAGGGCAGTCGCTGCCGTACTTTTTTGACTTAGTGCTTGCACTCAGAGTTGAGAAAGACGCAGAGGGCGCAACTCAACGTGCGCTGATGTGTGACTCAGATGGTCTCTGGCTTGCTAAAGATCGCAGCGGCAAACTCGACGCTTGGGAACCCGCTGACTTTACTGCGTTGATTGAGAAGATTGGGGGTGGAAAATGAGAAAACATTTAGATCGCGCATTTCCAGTGGGCATTAGCGATAGAGAAAATGGTTTTATTGGCGAAGGAATGACTCTGCGCGATTACTTTGCTGCTGCAGTGTTGCCTGCAGTTTACGAAGAATTAAACAATGCTGAAGGAATCTTTAAGCGCAGCGATATTGCGAAACATGCTTATTTAATGGCTGACGCAATGCTTAAAGAGAGAGAAGAAGCATGAGCCTCTACCAAGCATGGCTTAACGCTAAACAGACTGAAGAGATGTCAATCAAAGTGCGTCGTGACTTAGAAGATCAGATGGTCAAGCAATTTGCAATCTTGCCAACCCTTGACGGCACGAAGAGCATTGAAACCTCTGAGGGATTCACAGTCAAGATCGTTGGGCGCATGACTCGCAAAGTCAACGCTGACAAGCTGCAAGAACTCGCTGAAGAAAATGGACTCAGCGATCACTTGTCTAGCTTGTTTCGTTGGAAGCCTGAGATCAACAGCGAGCAATGGGCAGCGGCTGACCCAAGCATTACAACCCCCCTGCTAGATGCAATCACGACGACCGCCGGTCGCCCAACTTTTAAAATCATTGTTAAGGAATAATCATGGCACAACTAAACGAAGTTTTTGATGTAAATTCAATGCCAAAGTCAGAGCGCTCATATGATCCATTGCCCGCAGGTTGGTACAACGTCACAATAACTGGCGCTGATCTCAAGCAAACAAAAGCAGGCACTGGCGAGTACATCGCTGTGCGTTATGACGTTGCAGGTCCTACGCACGCAGGTCGTGTCGTTTTTGGCAACTTAAACATTAAGAACCCGAACCCGACAGCAGAGAGCATTGGTCGTCAACAGTTAGGTGAATTGATGCGTGCTGCAGGCTTCGCTAAAGTCGAAGACACTGATCAGTTAATTGGCGGTCAGCTTCAAATCAAACTCGACATTCGCAAAAGCGAGCAGTACGGCGACTCAAATGACGTTAAGGGCTTCAAGTCGCTCGCGAGCGGTAGTGCAATGCCAGTAGTGTCAGTAGCAGCAGCGCCTGCAGCGAGTGCGAAAGCTTCGCCGCCTTGGGTCAAGAAGTAATCCCTTAAACCAATTCCCTCACCCTACGGAGTGGGGGATGGAGATAGCATGGCAAAGTTACCAGAATTAAATCGTACTATTGCAGCAATTGATGCTTATCACGAAGCGAGTCAAGGCAAGCCTCGCCCGCACATGGGGTGTTCTACGCTCGGGCACGCTTGCGATCGTTGGCTTTGGCTATCATTTCATTGGGCGGTAATTGAACCCTTTAAAGGTCGCATTCTGCGTCTCTTTCGCCGCGGGCAGAACGAAGAGGCAACCGTTGTGGCTGATCTCAAAGCGATCGGTATGGATGTGCAAAAAACTGGTGCCGCCCAGTCCCGCGTTGACTTTGGGTGTCACGTTAGCGGCTCAGTCGATGGCGTGATCATGTCAGGCATGATTGAATCAACCAAGCCCCATGTGTTAGAGATCAAGACCCACGGCCTCAAATCATTCACCGATCTTGAAAAGAATGGCGTTGAAAAGTCAAAATGGCAACACTACATTCAAATGCAACTCTACATGATGGGGCTCAAGTTAGAGCGGGCACTGTACTTTTCAATATGCAAAGATGATGATCGTATCTACACTGAGCGAGTACGATTTGACAAGGTTGTTGCACAAAAAGCACTTGAGCGTGGGCATCGTTTAGCTAAAGATGCTAGGCTTCCGCCCCCCATTAGCACAGACCCGACTTGGTTCGAGTGCCGGTTTTGTGCTGGGCATGACTTTTGTCACAAGAGTAAGGTCACGCAAGAGGTCAACTGTCGCACTTGCGCACACTCAACAGCCAAAGAAGATGGTACATGGCTTTGCGAGAAATACAATCACACGCTAAGCGTTGATGAACAGCGCACTGGCTGTGCAGCTCACGTCATTCATCCCGATCTCGTGCCGTGGAAATATTCACCTTCTGAGCATGGCGTCATCTGGCACACGCCGCACGGTGATGTTGAGAATGGTGAGGGTGGTTTTCACTCAAGCGAGATCGTTGCGAATGTTGAGGCTTGTGCGAGTGGGGATAACTTTGTCGATGATTTGCGATCAACTACTGGTGCGAGGATTATAGAATGACTTATTTAAAATCAGTACTACAAACAAAAAGACATGAAGCTCTTGATGATTTTTTATTACGTTGTAAAGTGTTTCGCAAATTTGATGAAGTAAAAATTAAAACTATTGCAAATACTACGATCAATTATTTAACGTCAAGCAAAGAAAAAAGAAAAACTATTGAATTAGATCAAAAGCTAGAACAAAGATGGTACGACGCTCTTGCAGCAGGTCGCTACGACTATGACGTATACAACAGCGACGACTACATTGCGGAGCTCTGGGCATGTTGGTTCGTCTACTCAAAACGATACATCTTAGACATGCAGAAAGTTAAATCATTAGAAACAATGAGCATTTCTGATTATTTGAAGCCAATTTATGCAATTGTGGATTTAGGCTGTGGTTTTGGTTATACATCAGCAGCGTTTAAAGAATTGTATCCGCATGCATCAGTAACTGGCACAAACATCGAAAACACAATTCAATTTGATGTTGCAAAAAATCTTGGTAAACAATTTGATTTTAAAGTTGAATCTAATTTAGAAAACTTAAATGAAGATGTTGATTTAGTTTTTGCTAGTGAATATTTTGAGCACATTGAAGACCCGATAGATCATTTAAGAGAGATTGTGAAAACGATGCACCCGGGCGCATTTTTAATTGCAAATGCTTTTGGCACTCGCGCAGTAGGTCACTTCAATGAGTACAAAATTGATGGTGTATTTGTTGATGCAAAAAAAGTTTCAAAATTGTTTAACGAAGAAATGAAAAATTTAGGTTACATAAAAATTAAAACAAAATTATGGAACGACAGGCCAAATCTTTGGAAACATAAAACAACTTTTTTGGACGAAGAATAAAATTTATGAATGAAGACGACAAAACGCTAGACTTGTTTGGCGATGCAGCGTTCGATTGGCGCAAAGAATGGCAAGATATGCCAGAGTTTGAACAAAACAATTTGAAAACAATTCATTCAATTGTTGTCAATTTCATCACTGTTGATGACATGAATGAGTTTTCTAAGCTGATAGGCAAGCGCATTCACTTCACGACCAAAAGCGTGATGTTTCCTGTCAAAGTGAATAATGATAAAAAAGTATGGGTCGATGACAATGAACAACAATCATCCTAAGTATCCTATATACATCATCTCTAAAGGTCGCGCAGACACTCGCAAAACGAGCAAAGCGCTTGAGATTATGAAAGTAAATTATAGAATTGCTGTTGAGCCGCAAGAGTATGAGCAATATGCTGCTGTGATTGATCCTAAGAAAATACTTGTGTTGCCATTCAGCAATCACGGTCTCGGCAGTTATCCTGCTCGCAACTGGTGTTGGGAGCATTCAATTAGTGAGGGTCACAGCTTTCACTGGGTGCTTGACGATAATATTCACGCCTTTGCTCGTCTGTACAAAAACAAGCGCATACCGTGCAGATCAGGCGCAATCTTTCGCGCAGCAGAAGACTTTGCTGATCGTTATGAAAACGTCGCTCAAGCAGGCTTTCAGTATCGCTTCTTTGCTGAAGAGCGCACAGATATGCCAGCATTTAGATTAAATACGCGCATTTTTTCGTGCATTTTGATACGCAATGATTTGCCTCATCGTTGGAAACTCAAGTACAACGAAGACGTAGCGCTATCACTTGACGTGCTCAAAGACGGTTGGTGCACAATCATGTTCAATGCTTTTCTTCAAGATAAAGCGACAACGCTCAGCGTGAAAGGCGGCAACACAACAGAACTCTACGCTGACGGCGACAAAAAGAAAGAGAAGTCACAAACGCTTGTTGATGCGTATCCAGACTACGCTTCGCTCGCATGGCGCTACGACAGATGGCATCATCGTGTTGATTTTGATGTTTTCAAAAAAAATATACTCAGAAAAAAGCAAAATTTAGTAATAAATCAAGGTATTAACGAGTATGGCATGAAACTCATCAATCGCGAGAACTGAAATGACAAAATTACGCGACTACCAACAACGCGCCCTAGACCAACTCTATGCATGGTTTGAGCAGCACCCTGAAGGCAACCCTTGCATCGTTGCCCCGACGGGTAGCGGTAAGAGCCACATCATTGCAGCGTTTTGCAAGAACGCGCTGCAAGAGTTTCCTGAGACAAAGATTTTGATGTTGACTCACGTCAAAGAGTTGATCCAACAGAATGCAGGCAAGATGCGCGAGCATTGGCCTGACGCCCCGCTAGGAATTTTTAGCGCCAGCATGGGCAAAAAGGACTTGGGCAAAGAGATCACCTTTGCGGGTATCCAGTCTATTCGTAAGCGCGCAGAGCAACTTGGTCACATTGACATCATCTTGATCGATGAGTGTCATCTAGTGAGCCACAATGACGAGGGCAGTTATCGCAAGCTGATCACTGATCTTACTATCATCAACCCGCACCTGCGCGTGATTGGTTTGACAGCTACGCCTTTCAGATTGGGGCACGGCTTGATCACTGACAAGCCCGCTATCTTTGACGCGCTTATAGAGCCTGTGAGCATCGAATCGCTCGTTGATGGTGGTTATCTATCAACCCTGCGTTCAACACGCACAGCGCTTCGTTTAGATACGTCTGACGTGCATAAGCGTGGGGGCGAGTTTATTGAGTCTGAATTACAAAAAGCAATTGATACAGAAAAAAACAACCGCGAAGTTGTTGAAGAGGTGCTCAAGCTCGCAGGTGATCGCAAAGCATGGCTCTTCTTTTGCGCAGGCGTTGATCATGCGCATCATATCTCGCATCTGTTGAATGGTTACGGAATCACTTCAGAATGCGTGACAGGCGAAACGCCAAAGAAAGACCGCGAGAAAATTCTTGACGACTTCAAAGCAGGCAAGATTCAAGCTGTGACAAACGCTAACGTGCTGACGACTGGCTTTGATCATCCTGATATTGATCTGCTCGTAATGTTGCGACCAACAATGTCAGCATCTCTCTACGTTCAGATGGCGGGTCGCGGCATGCGCCCTAAGAGCCACACCGATCACTGCTTGGTGCTTGACTTTGCGGGCAACGTCGCAATGCACGGGCCAGTTACGAATGTGCAGCCAAGCAAGAAAAAAGGCGAGGGCGAGGGTGATCCGCCAACCAAAGTCTGCAGTGAATGCCATGAGATTTGTCACATCTCTGCAAAAATTTGTCCAAATTGCAAGCATCCGTTTCCTGCGCCGCCTGAGCGCAAATTCATCCTCCACAACGACGACATCATGGGCGTCAACGCAAATGGCGAGCTTGCTGTGCGCTCATGGACATGGCGCAAGCAAATTAGTCGCACATCGGGCAAGCCGATGCTGTCTGTCACTTACTATGGCGGCTTGAGCGATAAGCCGGTCACTGAGTATCTGACGGTGGGCTACATGGGCTACGCAGGCGAGAAAGCGATGCGTACACTCTACAACTTGGCGCAAGCGTCAGGCGCACTCTTGACAGGTGCTGAGAGCATGAGCCAAGACGAGGGTCTCACTTTTCTTGCAGATCAGATGAACAGAGCACGCCCACCCTCGCTGATTACATTTAAACTAGATGGCAAGTTTTATCAAATTCTGACTAGGAGCTGGAGTCGTGCGACACAAGAAACCGCTGTTTTTGCTTGAGATTGAGAAGTTAAAAGACCCGAAGTGTTGTCACACATGTCATCACTATAGCCGCGTCGGTGTCTGTGAGATTTACAAGACAGAGCCGCCCGAGGAGTTTGCGGCCACCGTTGATGCGTGCGACAAGTGGGAGTTTGAATGTCCATTTTAAAAGTGCCCTCAGAGCACATCGAACAATCGCTTTTCGTACAATGGTTCAGGCGCAGCTACCCGAACGTGCTGATCTTCGCTAT